CAAGGTTTGTCATTGGGCAATACAGTAGTGACAATGAGTTTGTATTAGAAGGCAAGGTTCCTGATGATATTGATTTTGACCATGTAGAACTACGTATGGACGGAGATACATGGGAAGATGCACGGAAGGTTTGTGATTTTTATTCATTCCCTTACCGTGTTCGTAACGTAAGTATTCCATGGGAAGGTAATCATGTATTCAGGGTAAAGGCAATAGATACCGCAGGATTAGAAAGTGTTCACGATGCTATCTATCAGATATATGTACGTGACCCAAGTCAGTTCAAGAACGTAATCCTTGAGTATGACAGTATTGAACTCGGTAACTACACAACGCAAGGCTTTGTAGATACTGATGGTGGAACCGTTGTTAATCCATGGGGTATACGGTTTGACGATAGATGGGACGCAACATTCGATGATTTCATTGAAACCTTTGATAGCGAATACATGGATAACATTACTATCATATCTGATGTTATTGATATTCGTAGAAATAGATTGACAAACATTAACTATATCTTCGAGGAGGAAGTGATTGAACTTGGAACCACCTTTGATGATATATGGGATAAAACATTTGATGATGTATGGATAAATACATTTGAAAATATGACACACAATTGGGAGCGTGAGATATTCATACGCTACAGCGAAGATAATGAAACGTGGACTGAATGGAAACGCTATGTGTCTGCATCGTATCAGTTTAGGTATATACAGTACAAGGTTGTATATAACTTAGCAACCATAAATACCAGAGTGAATGTCAAGAGGTTATATCAAAGCTACGACGTGCCTGACATTGAGTTGACATTTAAAGAACGTACTGAAAACGGTACTAAGACAATAGTATTCGATGATGAGTTTATGAATACACCTACACAGGTAAGCTGTGTAATTACTGGTTCATTATATGCCTTCCCAATTGTTGAAATAACTACACAATCTGCGACGGTAAGAACATACGATGTCGAAGGAAATCCTACGGACGTATCGTTTATGCTTACAGTGAAAGGATGGTAACTATATGCAAACATATCATAATCAAGGCGGTATAATTCAGGGCAGAGCACAGCTTGTCCGTGAATACGTCGGTAATTTACAGGATAATACAGAGGCTCTCCGCAGTAATTTCAGCGGACCCTCTGCACCAGAAAGTCCAGCAATTGGACAGACATACTTTAATATCACTGAGAACAAGGAATATACATATACAAGCAATGGTTGGGTTCCGAGTGACCACAATACATCAGTCTACAGTGAAGTAGTGGATGCCCGTGGTCAGCTTGCTAATCTTAATGCAAGACTCAGTGTTGCACTGAACGAAGATGGAACATTAAAGGTTCCTGCGGAATTAGGTGTCGATGAATGGAAAGACCCAGTGTATGGCATTTCTTATGTATCTGAAAATTCATTTACAATTCCAGAGGATATGACATCAGTATTCACACAGTATAGAGCACTGAAGATTAAAACAAGCGGTGACTCGTACTTGACTTCTGTTTTATCAAGTGAATATAGTCAACAGTACAATGTTACTACGGTTATAACAAGTGATAATGTAGTTCCTACTGAAATTACTTCTGTATCTTATTCATTAATACAGTATGGTCTTCCAAAGAATATTGTAGATATTGCATCTAATGACGGAGAACGCAAGCCATCTATAGCGTATGATGTTGGTGATATTAGATATAATAATTCATTGCCTACAGGCTGGTTCTTAGAGTGTACTACGGCAGGTACAAGCGATAGTGGCGAATTAATTATTTCTTCTCCTGTTATTGATGATACCATCACTGATGGTACAGTAGTATGGACAATTAAAAAACTTGCCGGAGCTGCACCAATACCTATTGCGTCAAGTGATACTCTTGGTGGCGTTAAGATAGGTAGCGGTATTAACGTAACCAGTGAAGGCGTAATTAGTTCGCTGTATACAGCGGAAGATAAAGCAAAACTTGATTCTATTAACATTGACGAAAGTGGAGCAGTTATAACTAAGACAGGTCGTTATGGTATTCGTATTGATAAACGTAATAGTGACCCCAATACTCGTGTTGAATATATATATGATGCTCAAGGAATGGGACCTGCTGGGATGGATTTTACAAACGGTGTATTTAATTATGGCGATTGGGCAAATTTATGGTTTGTAAAAAACAATAAACCAGTTATGTTAAAATCAGATGGCACAGAGGACTACGAGTTAAACCCAAATAATTACTTGTTAAAAACTGATGGTACTGATTCTGATGTAGCTAATTTATCATATGATGGTAATGCTATGTCTAAAATACCTACTGTATGGGTAAAGCGATGGGAAGATGGGCGGTACGAATATGAAGTAATTTGCGACCATCAGTACGATGAGACCTATAAAGCATACGCTCACACTGCCGCAGACGGAACAATTAAAGATTATTTTTATTATTCTATGTTTGGTGGAAGTGGTAATGCTAGTAAAATCCGTAGTTTATCTGGTAAGACTTTGGCACAGTCATTAACTGCGACAAATGAAATAACAGGGGCTACAGCCAATGGAGCTAGATGGTATACACATACATGGAGCCAGAGAGAACTTATAAGAACGCTATTGTGTATTATGGGTAAAACTACAGATACTCAGTCTGTTTTTGGTTATGGCAATTGTAGGTCTGCTTCGTCTGCTAGCGGTATGTTAACTACAGGTACATTAAACGACAAGGGACAATTCTTTGGTTATAATGATTCTACTCATCAGGTTAAGGTTTTTCATATTGAGAAATTCTGGGGAGACCAATGGGATAGAGTAGCAGGTGTAATAAATGACCGTGGTAAATACTATATTAAAATGACTCCAGAAGATAATGGTTATCGTATTACAGATACCAATGGATACGTTGATACTGGTCTAACCGTTCCTGCTGGTAGTGGTACATATATCAATGGAATGAAGTGTACAGAGTATGGGTTATTGCCTAGTCTTGCAAGCGGAAGTAGTACAACGTATTACTGTGATATCTATTATACAAATAATAGTCAGCTTAATTACCTCCTTGTGGGTGCTTGTGCGGGCGATGCTTCTTCCGTTGGTGGTGCATTTGCGTTCTTTGTCGTCAATGCCCCTTCCGATGCGTACTGGGGCGTCGGCTGCGGTCTTTCTTATATTTAACTTTTAGGGAGGGGGACCCGTGTAAACGGGGGAGGGGACTCCCTCCTTATAATACAATATCAGGGTTATACGTGACGATTCAGGCGGTTGTTTTTTCTCCTCATTGTGGGTGCTAGTGCGAACAATGCTTCTTCCAATGGTGGTGCATTTGCGTTCAATGTCAACAATGCCCCTTCCAATGCGAACTGGAACAACGGCTGCGGTCATTCTTATTGAAAAGTATTAAATAACAATGTCATGTATAATCCTCACCTATTGGTGAAAATTACTCCGACGAAAGGCTGGGTTAGTAGTAATGCGAAAGCTCAGAAGGAAATAAGAAAGAATGAAAACATATAAAAATATGTTCAATAAAATGTTAAATCCTGAAGTAGTTGCTAAATGTGCATTAGATGCCGCGGAAGGTAAGCTACGCAGGAAAGATGTCGTAAATGCTTTTAGGAGCTTCGATAGTACCTATAATAAAGTGATTGCGTGTGCAAATAACCCAAATTATCAACCTTGCGAGGACAATGTACACGAAATAATTGATGGGGCAAATCACAAGAAAAGAGCCATAGAAAAACCAAAGTTTTGCCCTGAACAGATTCTCCACCATATGATTATAGAGCCATTTAAAGAAGTTTTATTAAACGGGTTGTATGAGCAGGTATATGGATGTTTACCAGAAAGTAGGACAATAAACAAAAATGGTAAGATTATTGTCAGAAAATATGGACCACATTCTGCGATAAAACAACTGATAAAATGGACTCAAGGTAAAAAGTGCAAGTTGTATATTTGCGAGACAGATATTCACCATGCCTATGGTTCTGTAGTTATTGATATTCTTTACAAGAAGCTCAAAAGAGTTATTTGTGATAAAGAGTGGTTAAGATTAGTCGCACAATTTTTATATCATGCAAAAGACCAAGGGCTGATTCTGGGACACTACACTAGCCCTTGGTTCTTTAATTTTTATCTTAAGGATTTTGACCATTTTGCAGCACAACAAGGTGTAAAGTATTTAAGGTTTGCTGATAACATTTTTATGGTGAGTCCCAATAAAAGAAAATTACAAAAAGCATTGGCGACCATGAGAGAGTACCTAAGAAATAACTTAAAGTTAGAACTTAACAGGTCTACTCAAGTATATCGCTTTGAGTATGTCGATAGTAACGGAAATGTACGAGGTCGTGCAATAAATGCTTTAGGAGCAGTCATACATCATAATAGGACAACATTACGTAAAAGTATCTTACGACGAATAAGAAGAAAAGCCCTGAAAATTAGTAAGAAAAACAATATTACATGGCATGATGGTAGCTCTATGTTGGCAAGACTATCATGGATAAAGCATACAGATACATATAATTATTATTTAACTTATGTAAAGCCATATATAAATATAGGATTACTTAAGAATAAAATTAGAAGGTATTGTATGGCATTAACATCATTGCGAATAGAAAGGAGACGGTTAATCAATGAAGGATTGGAGAGAAGCAAGAGGATGCGAGAAGCCAGAAGAATTTGATACAACGTCAAGTCCAACCACAGTATATCAGCGTCGTAACATTGAAAAAGTTATTGAAAAAGATATGAGTGGTAATGAAGTTGTATATTACAAGTACGATGAACGTACAATGACACACGATGAGTATTCTAATTTAAAATCATCCGATATGCGTTCAGTCATTGAGTATATAGCTTTTATGACTGGTGTTGATTTGGAAGGAGGTATTTAAATGACTCATAGTAAAATGTTTGCCAAGGTTAAGTATTATTATGAAGAAGGTTTCTGGAAGAAATTTATGGTGTACAATGTGGTGGCTAAAGGAGTAATTACACCAGATGAATACGAGGAAATTACTGGCGAAAAGTATGTGCCACCACAAGAGTAATGACTAGGGAGAAACCCCTAGTCTTTTTTATTGGATGTGATGTGGAATGAGTTTTGAAGTTATATGGGCAACAATAATAACCGCGACTGTCACTGGTTTAGTAGGGTATATCTTTGGTTACATCAAAGATACATCTAACAGACACAGAGAAGAAAAGGAAAGACGGTACAACCATGAGGTAGAGCGTGATGAGGCAATAAAAACCATTATGTTACAGCAGGAAGATCTTTGTAAACAGTTTAAAGAACTGGCGAGGCAAGTGGTATCATTGGAAGCCACAGTTCAGC